CGGTGGGGATCTGCAGGAGCTGGCCAGGCAGAAGGGGGATCTCGAGGACGCGATTTACGACCTCGGGCAGAGCAAAGTCGGGTTGGCCGGTGAGATCGAAGTCCTCGAGCAGGCCAAGGATGTATTGGCCGGCGAGATCGAGGCCTTAGGCGGCGAGCGTACCGAACTGAGTGCCGAGCTTGAAAAGCTGAGCGCGCAACACGCCACGCTGGTGACTGAGGTCGCAGCGCTGGAAGCGAAGGCCAAACCAGCGAAGGCCGTCGCCAAGTGATAGGCGATGACGATTTCGCGACGTTTTTCGACCCTAGCGAGTTCGGCTGCACGGTGCAGCTGATAGAGCCAGGGCGGGCGCCCCGCGATGTCGACGGCATGTTCGGCAAGCCGGAAACATCGGGCGGCGTTTACCGTGCCGGCGTTGATCCGGGCGCTGCGCAGATCCGCGCAACGCCGAACCAGCGTCACCTGCAGCTGCCTCGCGGCGAGGTGCCGGAGGATTGGCAGGCGACGAAAGTCGTCGCTGACGGTGCGACCTACTCAATCGCTGACGTCAACCCGCTGGGTCGTCTGCGTAGCCTGCTGACGCTGACCCCTTACGGCGACCGCGCGGCAGCTCCTGGGGAGCGTGGGAAATGGCAGGTTTCGAGGTAAATTTCGCCGTCGATGGCTGGGGGCATGCCGAAATGTCGATCGGGCAGGCGGCCAAAAAGTTGGACTTGGCCGCCGCTCGAGCGCTTCGTAAGACAGCGCAATGGCTGCGCACGCATAGCTCCCGAGAAATCGCCAAAGAGCTACGCATTTCGCAAAGCCCGATTCGCCACCGGTTCGACGTTTTCAGCCAGGCAACGAGCCGCGAGGTCAAATTGTGGGTCGGCCTGCGTCCATTGAGCGTGCATTACCTGGGCACGCCAAAGCAGACCGAGACCGGCGTCTCGGTTGGCCATCACGAGTATGAAGACGCCTTTATCTCGCCGATGAAAACCAAACACCAACTGGTTTGGCGTCGCAAAGGCCGCGAGCGGTTGCCGCTCGAGAAGGTGACAGAGGACTGGGCCAGCGAGGGCGTTACGGCGCTCGAGCGCTGGGAAAAACGGGCAGAACAACGGTTTGTAGAACTATTCGAACAAGAGGCGCGCCATGTCTTCACCCCAGCTTAATAACGTCTCCGATCTGTTTTTCGCGATCGGCGACGCGATCCACGCTGCGGGTTTTGGCGTGGTCGTCAGCAATTACGACGATTTCAGCGGCACGGTCGGCGACGCCGAGGTGCTGATCGAGATAGAGCGCACGGCGCCAGGCATAAAGCAGAACGATGGTCGACACGTCCACAACGTCACGGTGACGTTGCACGCGGTCGTCGCCAGGTGGCGCAAGTTTCCCGCGCTCGAGGCGATGAACCTGGCCACCTCGCTGGCTCGCCTGACGGATTCGAATCGCTGGAAGCTCCCCGGCCGGCAATGCAACTTGCCGGACAATATTCACTGCGGCCCCTCGATCTTTCAGAAGGGGCACGACGGGTACGAGGCCTGGGGTTGCACGTTTACGCAGGGCCTGGCCATCGGGCCAGACCGGACGCCAGAAGACCCGGTAATCGGCGGAATGCCGTTGGTAGCCTGGCGCGTTGACCCCGAGGTCGGGGCACCAGGTGAATCGGACCATAAACCGCTCGAGGTGTAGCCATGTTCGCGGCAGCTATCAATCAGCAACTGGGGCCGCTGATCGAGCGCCTGGCCGAGATCGAAACCGAGATCGAGGATCTGCGTCGACGCGCAGAGAACCATAACCGGATTGGCACCGTCGCCGAGGTCGATCCCGGCGCTGGGCTTTGCAAGGTCAGCCACGGCGACTTAAAAACGCCCTGGATCAAGTACATGAACCCCAGCGCCGGGGAGGTCAGCGAAACGCGTATTCCCTCGGTTAACGAGCAGTGTTTGCTGATCAATTACGGCGGTGGCGACGGCAGCGCGCACTCGGTCGCGCTGTGCGGTTTGAACTCGGCCGCATTCCCGGCCGTATCGACGGTGCCTGAACTGCATCGCCGCACGTACCCGGACGGCGCGCAAAGCAGTTACGACCACGCCAGCCACACACTGAGCTGGCAAAACGGCGAAACGTCTGTAACAGCCTCACAGGCGCTTATAGAGCTGGCGATCAAGACTGCAAAGCTCGCGATGACGGAAACGTCGGCGCTCCTGCAGATCGGCCCCGTCAAGCTCTCAATGACCAACGAAACAGCCCTGCTGACGATCGGCGCGAGTAGCGTCCTGGTCGACGCGGCGGGTATTCACCTCGCCGGCCCTGCTGTAGATCACCAGGGGCGCGTTATCAGCACCGCCTAAAGGCCCCCAAATGATCGGCATCGATAGAGACACCGGGGCCACGGTCGACGACTGGCCTCAGTTTGTGCAGCGCGCGACGCGCGCGCTGACAACCCCACTCGGAACCCGCCAGAAACGCCCCTTGTACGGCAGCAAATTGCACCTGGTGCAGAGCCGCAACATGGGCGACGGGCAGCTAATTCTCGCGCAGAGCTACGCAGTCGAGGCCTTTTACAACGAGGCGAACGGAATCGACGACTTCAAGCCAGACGTTGTCGTGGCCACACGCGGCGAATCAGGTATTCGCTTGCGTCTGGCCGGCACCTGGCATAACCGCAAAATGTCCTTTGAGGTGGCCACTTGAGCATGCTCATTCCCGGTCAAAACCAGCTGGCCGAGCCTGCGATCGTCAAGGTCGAGGAGTTCGAGCCGCTGCTCGCTGAATTCAAAGCGTTCGTGGTCGAGTTCGTGGCGGCCCGATCGCCTGAGAACGCGGCAAAACTCGAGGTCAGTCTGCAGAACGAAAGCGAGCTGCTGACCATCGCGCTCGAGGCCTTTACGGTTCGCCTGCAGACGCAGGAACGCAAATACAACGCCCGTATAAAGCAGATGCTTGCGTGGTGGGCTGAGGGCTCGAACCTCGACGCCAGGCTCGCCGACATGGGCCTCGAGCGGCAGACAATAACGCCGGGTGACACGTCGGCATATCCCCCGGTTTTGCCGGTGATGGAGTCCGACGACGACGCCAGGCTGCGCTATTACCTGGCGCCGCATGCACCAGCCGCGGGCTCGCGCATGCAATACCGCCGCGAGGTGCTGACGCTGGGTGAGCGCCCGAAGGTTTCGGTCGATCCGATCGCGGCCGGCGTGGTGAATGTGACGTACACATTCGACCCTGACGGCTTCGCGGCTCAGGTCAAGGACGGCAACGGGCGCCGCACCGCGCCCGGCCAGGTCACAGTGACGGTGCTGTCTCGGCAGGGCAACGGCACGCCGCCGGAGAGTTTGCTCGGCGCCGTGCGCACGCACTTTGCCAGGCCGGACGTAAAGCCAGAAACCGACCAGGTGATCGTCCAGGGCGCGCAGATCATCAACTACAAGATCCGCGCGATCGCTTACATCAACTCAGGGCCAGACGCTGCGCTGACAGAGTCGACGGCTGAGACGCAGCTGCAGAAATACGCGGACGCATGCCATCGGCTCGAGGGTCGCGTCGATTTGACCTGGATCGACTACACCCTGCACGGTGCAGGAGCTATTCAGCTGCAGATCCTTGAGCCGCTCGCGCCGATCACCACGACGGCGTCACAAGCCCCGTATTGCACGGCTGTAGAGGTTGAGGTCCGCACGCTATGAGTGATGACCTGCAGCCGGTACGGCAAACGTTACTGCCGCCCAACAAATCGCCGCTCGAGGCCGCGCTCGATCTCGGTTTCGCCAAGCTCCTGGAGCGAATCGATCCGCCATTTCCCGAGCTGATGGACCCCCAGCGGACGCCGGTCGAGTTTCTGCCGTACTTGGCTGCCGATCGCGGCGTCAGCGAATGGAGCCCGACGGCGCCGGAGGCTGAAAAGCGCCTGACGGTTGCGCTGGCCTGGCCAACCAAACGCCAGGCCGGAACACGCAAGGCGCTGGAAAACGCGGTTAAGGGCTTGCAGCTGACGCCGAAGGTTACAGCCTGGTTCGAGCAGACGCCGCCAGGCCCGCCGTACAGCTTCACCGTCCGCGCGTTTTCTCAGCTGCCGTACAGCGAGGAAATCGACGCTCGTCTCGATCGTCGGATCGCGGATGCGAGAAGCGAGCGCGACACCGTGTCGGTTTCCGTGGGGCTTAGCGCGTTCGGAACCCACTACATCGGCGCGGCGACCGTCTGCGGCGAGCTGACCACTATTTACCCGATCGTTATCGAGGGAGTTGAGGCGTCCGGCAAGGCCTTTAGGGGCGCCGGCCTCTACATCGTCGAGACGACCACTATTTATCCTCAGGGGTCCTAAATGGCCGACTTTTACACCCTGCTGACCAATGCGGGTATCGCATACGAAAACGCCTGCAAGGCTGCGGGCCAGCCGATCAAGCTGTCGCAGCTCTCGGTCGGCGATGGCAATGGCGCGGTTTACAATCCGGCCGCTACTCAAACGGCGCTCAAGCGCGAGGTGTGGCGCGGCCCGCTTAATGCGCTTTTCCAGGATCAGAATAATCCGAGCTGGCTGCTGGCCGAGGTAACGATCCCGGCAGAAGAAGGCGGTTTTTATGTGCGCGAGGCTGGGATCTGGACCGACACCGGCATTCTGTACGCCGTTGTCAAATACCCGGAGTCGTTCAAGCCCGTACTTGCGAGCTCTGGCTCGGGAAAAGAGTTCTACATCCGGTCGATTTTCGAGACGAGTAACGCTTCGATCGTAACGCTGCTGATCGACGACACTGTCGTTAAAGCTACTCGGGCCTGGGTGATGGGCTATCTCGCTGACGAGCTGGCCAAGCTCGATGGCAAGCAATCGGTTCGCGTGGCGGCTACGGGCAACGTGGTATTGAGTGGTGCTCAGCAGATCGACGGCGTCGCTGTAGTGTCTGGTCAGCGGGTGTTGTTACCGCTGCAGACGCAGGCGAAAGATAACGGGATTTGGGTTGCGGCCAATGGTGATTGGGTGCGGGCGACTGACGCCAATACCAGCGCCAAGGTAACGCCAGGTCTGACGGTAATCGTCGAGGAGGGCACCACAAATGGTGATTCGCTTTGGCACCTGGTCACGAATGGCCCAATAACTCTGGGTACTACCGCGCTGACCTTTGAAATGCTCGCTGGCAGAACGGGGATTCAGGCGGGCATTTATAAGAGCCTGACAGTCGACAAATACGGTCGCGCGATTGCGGGCACGAACCCGGCAACGCTGGCCGGCTTTGGCATCACTGATACTTATACGAAGCCCGAAATAGAGTCGATGATCGCGCAGGCCTCGGCGCTGCCGGTCGGCACGATGGTGGCCTTCCCGGTAAACAAGCTCGCCCCCGGATTTCTGGAGATTGACGGCAGTGTGAAAAGCATTGCGGCTTATCCCGATTTGGCGGCATACCTCGGGACTGCGTTCAATACGGGCGGTGAAGGGGTGGGCAATTTTCGTCTGCCTGAGTCGCGCGCCGAGTTCTTGCGCGGCTGGGACCATGGTCGTGGCGTGGACGTTGGCCGTGGTATTGGCACGAATCAACTAGGCCAGAACGAACGCCATAAACACCGCTACTTTGACAATGTTGATGCAGACATTGACCCATATGGAGGCTCCGCTACCGGGGTAGTGGATGGGGTTACTGTACCTATCGCGGCAGGGGCTTTCCTTGCCATCTCCGGGAACGACAGCACGCAACTGGTGATGA